TCAATCAATTAGACTCAACACTCATCCAAGTCTAGTTAAAACACCTAATACACAAGCAGGTATCGGCGCCGGTGCATTGATACACATGGATGAGTCAATGGATCCTGGTTTGAAACCTTACTTACTTGAATTCAATGGTACCTCTGTAGAATCTATTTACAAGGCGGTAGATCAGGCAATTGAAGCTATAGACAGAATAGCTAACACCGGTGCCGTTCGTGCTAAAGAAACAAAAGTTATGAGTGGCGTATCACGTGAAGTTGAATTCCAAATGTTGAATTCACGACTTGCAAGCAAAGCAAAGTCAATAGAACTTGCAGAAGAATCAATGTGGAGACTATGGGCTGCATACATGGGTTATGAATATGAAGGCTATATCAAATATCCTATGAGCTACAACATCCGTGACACTTATAATGATTTAGAATTCTACATCAAAGCATTGGCAGCAGGTGTTCCTAGTAAAACTTACAAGAAAGAAATCTATAAAATTATTGCAGACCTTGCAGTTGATAACGGTGAAATATATGATGACATTGCAGGTGAAATAGACGGCTTTGAACAACATCCTATGTATAATCCTCAAACAGGAGAAACTGTAATTGCAACAACAGAAGCAGAACATCTTGCACTAGCCGCACAAGGATTCATACATCCTGAACAAGCAACAGTAAGAACGATCGATGGCCTCCAAAACTGAAATCGAAAAACATGACAACCTGATAACGGAAGTTATCAACACTAACACTGATAGGATAGAGGATGCGACCAAAGCAGTTGAAAATCGCTTGGCTGAACTAATACTTGCACAGCCTGATTCAACTACGCTTGCAAACAACAGAGCACAACTTGCACAAGCATTTCAACCTATGACAGACTTTGTTCAATCAGTGCCTAGTGAATTACAAACAGTTGCGGATGATACTGTGGCAATACAAGGTCTCGGAGACAAAGACCAAGCCGATACCACAGCAGCTCAGACGTTGGGTCAGATAGCACAAGGCTCAATAGAAACTGAAATACAACAACAGCAAAATAGTATAATTGATGAAATTGTTATTGCTGGCATAGCCGGAGTAGCAGTTGATCAAGTGGCCCGCCAGGCAAGGACAGCTGTCTCAGGTGTATTTGCAGAATCTAATGATCCGGAAACTGTAAGACTGCAAAGACAACTTAGAGCACTACGCAATCGCAACGCACCTACAAGTGAAATTCAACCTGTGGTAAATGCACTAAAGGAAAAATTTGCAGGTGTAACTATTGGAGCAAACCTTAGAGAAACAGTTAGAAGAAAAGCTCAAGACACTGTAATGAGATTTGAAGGTGCATTTAGCCTAGGCAGAGCCAAGCGCAAAGAAGTTAAGAAGTTTCAATACGCAGGCGGTGTTATTGAAACATCAAGAGAGTTTTGTCAGCAGTTGGATGGCGCAACGCTTACTGAAGAAGAAATATATGATATTTGGAACAGTGATAGTTGGGCTGGCAAAGAACCAGGCGATCCTTTTGTTGTAAGAGGTGGATATAACTGTAGGCATTTCTGGGTGCCGGTGGAGGAGTAATAATGCCAAAGAAGAAAAAAGGCTCACGTGGCGGACGTAGAGGTTGATTGGAAGCAATACTTTGAATCAATAAAAACAGTATGCCCGTGGAGTCATGCCGCTTTTAAGAGGGCCGGGATAGACTTAACATTGTGGCGAGGAATTATATCCCCCTTGGGCAATTGGGAAGCAAGATTATATCTTGCACCTCGCCACAATCCTAGACAACTTAAAAAGATGTCAAACAGATTCAATATACTACGTCCAGATGAGGAATGGCTTTGGAGTCATCCTAGTTTTAAAAACAACAGCACACCTGTGCCTTGTTTTATACAACAGAATAGGCAACAGCTAGAAAAGGCCCGAAAATCACTAGAAAAAAATAATCTAGTATAAATAACATTACAGAGAGTCTAGTACATCTAGGCTTTATTCTTATTACTCTTAAAGGAGGTTACCGCAACATGAGCGATGATATCATGGACAACAATGTAGAGGTTACTGAGCCCACAGGCACAACTGAAACTCAGGCAGATGCAGTTAAAACTTACACTCAAGAAGACTTTGATAGACATATGGCAGGTATGCGTAAAAGCATCGAAGCCAAGTTTGAAAAGCAACTTAGTGAGCTAGGTGATCTTAACGAACTAAAACAAATGAAAGCAAATGCTGAAAAAGCCAAACAAGATGAGGCACTCAAGCGTGGTGAATTTGAAAAAGTTCTGCAAGAAATGGCTGCAAAAAAGGATGCTGAAATCCAAAAAAGAGACCAGGTAATTAAAGAATACAAAGTGAATACACCTTTACTAGAAGCCGCAAGTAGATACAAGGCAGTTGCACCTGAGCAAGTTAGAAGCTTGTTGAATACGCAAGTGCGTCTTGGAGATACAGGCGATGTTGAAGTTGTAGATTCAAATGGTACAGTTCGTTACACAGATTCAGGCACCCCACTCGGTGTTGATGATTTGGTAAAAGACTTTCTAGAAAAGAATCCACACTTTGTTAGTGCAGCTCCGGCTACCACTAATACCAAATCAAACACAGGTGTGAATAACACAAGTGAATTTGATCTCTCTAAATTGGATATGAAGAATCCTGCTCATAGACAACGCTATGCAGAGGCCAAAGCTAACGGTCTCATATAACGCCAAACATTTAGGAGAAATTCATGGCTAATAATACTACAATCAATAGCGAACTATTTACAAAACTGCTTGCAGAAGCTCAGTTCGCAGCATACGAGCAAAGTGTTGCTCGTCAGTTGGTAACGACTTTTGACGTTCCAGCAAACGCAGGTAAAGTACTACAAGTTCCTGTATATTCAGCGGTCACAGCAGGCGACCTAACTGAAGCAACTGCACCAAGTGCAGCTGACACAAACACAACATCTGTAGATATCACAATGGCTGAAATCGGTACTTACTTTGAAGTATCAGATATGCTACGTGACTCAGCAGAGCGTGACGTAATCGCAGACCTAGGCGCACAAGCAGGTCGTGCTATTGCAGAAAAAATGGACGAAGATGTGTTCGCACTATTCAACTCATTCACTGCAAGCGTAGGCACAGAAGACTCAGCAATCACTGTTGATAATATCTTTGAAGCAGTTGCAACACTTCGTGCAGCAAAAGTTACTGGTCCTTTGGCAGCAGTTCTTGGCCCACGTCAAGCACTACAGTTGAAGAAAGAACTTGCAACTTCAGGCGGTGCAAACCTAACAGCTAACGAAGTAGGTAACTCAGTACTACGTGGTTACTACATCGGTTCATTAGCAGGTTGCCAAATCTTTGAATCAAGCCTAGTTAAATCAGACCTTAACACTGACGCAGACGCTGAACTGAACATGGTAGGTGCAGTATTTGCTCCGACAGCGATGGGTCATGCAATGCGTGGCGGTATCAACATGGAAACACAGCGTCAGGCAGCTAAAAGATCAGAAGACATCATGATGACAGCAGTTAAGGGTGAAGCAATCCTACAAAACTCACATGGTGTTAAAATCGTAGGTAGTGCTTCTGACTAAGGAGTAGGCAACTATGGCATTCATAATAGAAAATAGCGTAACAATATCTTTTGCAGAGTACGATGATGTAATTGCAAAGGATCAGCGTCTATTTGATAGCAATGAAGGCCTTACTGACACAGTAGTTGAAGATGCACTAATTAGAGCAACTGAAAGAATCCTTAACAAGATTCGCTCATCTGCTTGGTGGAGAGAATATTACGTCAAACGCGACCCAAGTCTTGTTCTTGTAACCCTTGCAGACATTCCGGCAGTAGATCCAGATAAGATCAAAGATCGTCAAAATGACTTTACTGATCTTTGTGTCTATTGGGCCCTAGCAGATTACATATTACCACAAGTTGCAAACTTTGGTGATGAAGGTGATGATGATAGAGCTAAAATGGGCTACTATGAAAATAGAAAAGAAAGCCTATATGCGGAATTGATTAGCGCAGGTGATTGGTATGATTTCGATGACGATGGAACTATCCAAAGTGACGAACAACAGCCAGGCACATACAACCTGAGAAGATACAGATGAGAACACAAGTTGTAGATGAATTAAAAAAATTGGCACTCACAGGATATACAATATCTAATGAACTGCCTTATGATGAATCAGGACTTGCTCTTTATCTCAAGAATCCAAAGAAGATTTATGTTGATAGGGAGAATGTAGAAATACTTCCCCTTATCACAACATTGAATTCAGCGGATATCTCAAATGAAACTACTACAGTCAGAGCTTACTACTCAATCGACGCAAAACAAACCCCAGCTAATTATGATTCAATAATTACCAGCCTACGCGGAATAAAATCAACAATAGTCCGCGACGGTGCTAATAGTAGAGAAGCGTTTGTCACTACTACTTACGAAGGTGATTTAATGGTCGTAGAGCTGGAGTATAGACTAACTAGAGTAATATAAAGGAAAAGCAACATGGCATACATTTATCCAGCACCAGGTGTAAATGGCGTAGAGATGACACTAGGCATAAGCGTAGCAGCAAACTCTGCGGCATCACCTGAACTAACACTGCCTGGTATCCAGGACGTGACAATAAATGCCGCTAATGATGTTTTTACTTGGACTCAACTCGATGAAGCTTCAAAGCTACAGATCGCTACTACTGCAACTAACTCAGTAACAATGAATATTGTTCTGGATCAGACTGCATGGTTTGGCGATACTGGTGAAACAGCTGGTGAAGCAGATTACTTAGGCGTATGGACACTGTCTGGCAACAAAACATTGCTTGACTTTGAAATTTACTTAGGTGACACTGACGGCGGAGCAACAGGTAAAACTATCAGCGGTAGTGGATACATTACAGGTCTAGCACCTACTGTATCTGCAGACGCACCAGTTTGGGTATCACCGATCACTATCACAGTGACAGGTAACTACACAGTTTCTTAATTGGAGCGTGAGAAGGCGGAATTGGGGGTTTTTTAGCCCCCTTTTCTTTTATCGACTAAATACAGTTGAAGGATATACAGATGAAAGATCTAATGGATAGCAAGTCAGACGAAGAATTACTTCTTTCTATGATTGCTGAAATTGCAAAAGCAGGTAATGAAATATCCTGTGCAAAAAGAGATATAGATAAAGCCACAAGCAGACTAAATTTCTTAGT